AACAGATTGGTGATGATGTCATGGCTGCTGCACAACGCCAGTTTGGTGGGGGTAACAAGCGAGACAAGTTTACTTTGCGCATGTCAAACGTGGGTAGGCCAACTTGTCAACTCTGGTATGATAAAAATAAACCAGAAGTAGCCGTGCCTCTGCCAACAACATTTGTAATGAACATGATGATTGGAGACATCGTTGAAGCTGTCTTCAAAGGTATATTAACAGAAGCAGGAGTGAAGTATGAAGACACGAATAAAGTTACTCTTGACCTTGGTGACAACAGCGTTTCTGGTAGTTATGACCTCATCGTTGATGGTGCAGTTGATGATATTAAATCAGCTTCAGACTGGTCATACAGAAACAAGTTTGAGTCCTATGACAGTCTTGCCAGCGGTGATGGTTTCGGGTATGTGGCACAACTAGCTGGATACGCAAAGGCTTCAGGCAAAAAAGCTGGTGGTTGGTGGGTAGTTAATAAAGCTAATGGGCAGTTCAAATATGTACCAGCCACAGGTCTTGACATTGATAAAGAAGTATCCCAAATAAAAGATACGGTTCACAAAGTAAAGGAGAATAAGTTTGAAAGATGTTTTGAACCAGTGCCTGAGACTTTTCGTGGCAAGCCCACAGGTAATAAAGTCCTTAATGATGGATGCAAATTTTGTAGCTATCGTTTTGATTGTTGGGATAGTCTTATTGAACTACCTGCTGTAAAATCACAGGCAAAAAACCCGCCCATTGTGGCATATGTTGAACTAGCAAAGGAGTATGTTTAAGATGGAGATTGAAATAAATGAACTCGCAGAACAAATTAAGGAAGCGGAACTGCACCTTTCGGAACTTCGGAAGGAGTATCGTGAACGGAAGACTGCAGGTTTACGTGCGGCGATATCAGCGCGTAATGAAGCAGATAAAGTCTTGCGCGAAGAGCTACAGGCTTTAGGCTACCGTAGTCCATTTATCTCATGGCGTGATACGGCATAGTGTCACCTTACAAACAATTTAGGGCAGCACGAAAGTATGGTTATCGTAGCGGTCTGGAACTGAAAATATCTGAGTATTTACAAGAACTAAAGATAAAGTTTTTGTATGAAGGTATTAAGATTGAATGGGAAGACTTAGCTTATAGAACATATACGCCAGATTTTGTGCTGCCTAACGGTATCATAATAGAAACTAAGGGTAGATTTACTGTAGCAGATAGAAGAAAACACAAGTGCATAAAGAAACAACATCCGAATTTAGATATTCGTTTTGTTTTTACAAATAGTAAAAGCAAATTACAAAAAAATTCAAAGACAAGTTATGCTCAGTGGTGTATAAAACATGGGTTTCTTTACTATGATAGAATCATCCCTGAAGATTGGTTAAAAGAAAAGGGTAAGAATAAACACCCGAAGTTTATTAAATTTGGTGGCAAAAAAGTAAAAAGGAGATAGACATGGACAGGATGATGACTAAACTATCTAAAGAAATTAGTAACGAGGATTTTATTATTCGGGTTAGACCATTCTCAGATGATAGTGGTAGGTGGTCTGGTGAGGTTGATATATCCATTATGGCTATGCCAGATAATCCATTGGTTGATGAAGACTATCACCAAGTTATGCACTTTACTAAAATGATGTGTGCTTCTGTTCCCGTTATGGAAGAGGTTGAAGAATTACGCAACATTGCCCACGAATATGTAATGAAAGTTATTGACAATGAAGCTGATATTAGTGTAGAACTAGAGGAAGAAGTGGGCGTTGAAAAAACCTACGATGGTAACGTAGTTCACTTACAGTTTAACACAAAAACTAAGGGGTCAGCATGAGTAGACATGAAGAATATATGAAAGCAATGATGATACAAGAGGAGTTACGTATGGCACAAGCAAAGAAACAAAGTGATAATGTTGTTGATATGGTCAATAGTCCACCTCACTATAATCAACAGGGTGTAGAATGCATAGATGCTATACATGCCGCTACAGATATTGGCTTTCAGTATTATTTACAAGGCAACATAATGAAGTATGTCTGGCGTTATCGCTATAAGAATGGAAAGCAGGACTTACAAAAAGCTGCATGGTACTTAGAAAAATTAATAGAGACCTACGATGAAAGTTAAAATGTTTATAACAATAGAGATAGATGACGAAGAATACCCTGTGCCAGCCGATGGTCGTGTTGGTGATGAGCTAGAAGAAAGCATCCAAGAATACTTTTATGACATTGAGGGTGCTGATATTAAACACATAAGAACAGTTACGGAGTGAGAGATGATAAGCAATAAATTACCTACAGATTACCAAAACTTTATAGCACTGTCACGCTATGCGCGTTGGAAAGAAGATGAACAACGTAGAGAAACATGGAGTGAAACTGTATGCAGATACTTTGATTATATGGAACAGCATCTAGCAGACAAGTGTAATTATAAACTATCGGATGAACTAAGGGCAGAGTTAGAGGAAGCCGTGCTTAATATAAGCGTTATGCCTAGCATGAGAGCATTAATGACCAGTGGCCCCGCACTGGACAGATGCCATGTTGGTGGGTATAACTGCTCATACGTGCCTGTAGATAGCCCACGTGCATTTGATGAGACTATGTACATTCTCATGTGTGGCACAGGCGTAGGCTTTAGCGTAGAGCGTCACAACATTGAGAAGCTACCTGTAGTGGCAGAGGATTTTTATAAGACCGACACAGTTATTAAGGTAGGTGACAGCAGACCGGGCTGGGCAAAGTCTCTGAAAGAGCTTATCGCTATGTTATATGCTGGACAGATACCAGCATGGGATGTATCAGAGGTACGCCCTGCAGGTGCTAGGCTCAAGACGTTTGGTGGCAGAGCATCCGGCCCACAGCCTTTGGTAGAGTTGTTTGACTTCTGTGTTGAGAAGTTTAAGAGAGCAGCAGGTCGTAGACTTTACCCGATTGAATGTCATGACATCATGTGTAAGATTGGTGAGGTGGTAGTCGTAGGTGGTGTGCGCCGTAGCGCACTCATTAGCCTATCTAATCTAAACGATGACCAGATGGCACATGCCAAGTCAGGTAAGTGGTGGGAAAATGAAGGTCAACGTGCGTTGGCTAATAACTCTGTAGCTTACAAGGGCAAGCCAGAGATGGGTACATTCATGCGTGAGTGGCTGTCTCTGTACGACAGTAAGTCAGGTGAGCGTGGCATCTTTAATAGAAAGTCAGCACAGGTACAGGCTGCTAAGAATGGCAGACGTGATGCTGAACAGGACTTCGGCTGCAACCCTTGCTCTGAGATTATCCTACGCCCTTATCAGTTCTGTAACTTATCTGAAGTAGTCATTCGTGAAAGCGATACTATGGATACACTGAAAGAAAAGGTTAGGCTTGCTACAATACTTGGTACGTTCCAAGCTACATTGACTAACTTTAAGTATCTACGTAAGGTGTGGAAAGACAATACAGAAGAAGAGCGTTTGCTTGGCGTGTCTCTGACAGGTATTATGGACAACGCTTTGACATCTACCGCAGGAGATAAGTTACATATACTACTTGGTATACTAAAAGATGAGGCAGTACGAACCAATGAAGCTATGGCGAAGCAGTTGGGGATACCCCAGTCTACTGCAGTGACCTGCGTTAAACCTAGTGGCACTGTGTCACAGCTTACTGACGCTGCGTCAGGTATACATGCTAGACACAATCCTTACTACATACGTACCGTTCGTGGCGACAACAAAGACCCGCTGACACAGTTCCTTATCTCACAGGGTATACCTGCTGAACCTGACGTAATGAAACCCGACTCAACGACAGTGTTCAGCTTTCCTATGAAGTCACCCTTGGGTGCTATCACGCGCACACAGATGAACGCAATAGAACAGCTAGAGTTATGGCTTACCTACCAGCGTTACTGGTGTGAGCATAAGCCATCTGTAACTATCTCTGTAAAAGAACACGAGTGGATGCAGGTAGGTGCTTGGGTGTATGAACACTTTGATGAAGTATCTGGTATTAGCTTCCTGCCATTCAGTGAGCATACGTATCAACAAGCACCTTATCAGGATATAGATAAGGATGAATACAAAAAGTTCTTGACAAAGATGCCAAAGAATGTAGACTGGTCACTGTTGCAAGAGTTTGAGAAAGAAGACACCACATCAGGTGGACGTGAGTTAGCGTGTACTGCTGGTGTGTGTGAGGTAGTAGATTTAACAGCAGCATAGAAAGGAGAAAGTATGAGGAACATGTTAATTGATGCACAAAGCTCACACCTGATAGGTCACATAAATAAACATAAAGCTAACGTAGAAATACTATTGACTAATTCTGTTGGCATTGGTGAGCATCAGGATATACAAACAGCAATCGAAGAGGAGTTAGAAGAGATTGCAAACTATCACGACAAGCTAGAGATGCTTGTTAAATACTTCCCTAAAACAAAAGAAGGAGATAATAATGAGCAGCAATCTGGAACCAGCGACTAAAGACCGTAAGAAGTTTGACATTGACCTTGAGTATGGTAAGGTTCGTGAGAAGATGGTAGCTGATATGCTACAAGATAAAAAGATTGAGGTGAAAAGTGAAAGAGACGTGTGGCAAAAGACTGGCAACATTGCAATCGAATACGAGTGCTATGGTAAGCCAAGTGGCATCAACGCTACGGAATCAGATTACTGGTTTCACAATCTCTGCATTGGTGATGAAACTTTTGCGACTATTGTGTTTGACACGAAGTCGTTAAAGCGTATCATTTCTAATCTGGATAGCAAGCGTAGTGTTTCTGGTGGAGACCACAATGCAGCAAGAATGTATTTGTTGAATCTACAGAAGTTGTTTTCCTCTGACGTAATCAAAGCATTTAAGGAGACTAAGAATGCGGCGTAACGGTCTAACAAAGTATGATGCTCCACTGCGTATACAATACCAGTGGGGCTATGATGCGTTTAAGCGTGGTGGTAGACTGGTCACTAAGAACGGTAGACAAGTGTATCAAGAGAACCGTCCTAACCTTGACCCTAACACCATGCAACACCGCGAGTGGCAGCGTGGTTGGAACGATGCTTACTATGAGAATTTAAATAGGGGTAAGTACAATGGGATTAAAGGAAGAAGCTGAACAGTGGATGAAGGAGAGGTATATGAGTAATATTACAGCAACGGAGTACCAAAGACGGGCTGGAGAAACGGCAATATACCCAGATAATAAAGCACTAGAATATCTAACATTGGGATTGGCTGGTGAGGCTGGTGAGATTGCTAACAAAGCAAAGAAGCTAATACGTGA